GTAAAAAGTGTTTAACTACAAAATTTAATAAAAAAACGCACCAACCAGAAGAATACCTAGATGACGAAAAGTTTTTAGTAGAATATTGCAAAGCAGTAATCAAAGGATGGAAAGGACTAAAATATCAATACTTAGAAGAGCTTCTATTGGTAGATGTTTCTAGTTTAAACCCCGAAGATGAGCTTCCTTATACTCAAGATAATGCTGAGTTGCTAATGAAAAACGCAACTAGCTTTGATACTTGGGTAACTGAAAGTGTTGGTGATTTAGAAAATTTTACTGGAAACAAGTAGTTGAAATACAAAAACTACTTGAAAGAAAAATTAAAGAGTCCTCCTCTAAAATAGATTATAAAAAATATCTGTTAATCTGCGAACAATTAGGAGAGACCCCCGACCCCGATAGAATGCCGCTAGAGACGTCTTCGTTTCCTGAAGAAGTCCAAGTGGCATTTTTTATATTTGATCTTTTATCAGATAGGTGGGATGGCATGTCCGGAAGCTATTTAGGAAAAGACTGGTCAAGTGCAGAATTTTTATTAGAATTGTACAAAGTAGAAAACAAACGTATAGTTGTTTACTTTATGAAAACTTACGAAATATTGCTAGTAAATCATAAAGCCGAAGAAGCGGACAACAGAAGAAAAGCTGAAGAGCGAAAGCAAAAAGCAAGCAGTGGAAAAAACTTCACTCATAATGTAACAGGCTAATGGCTAAAAATAAAGTATATATTGACGTTGAGGTTGATGATAAAGGTACTACTAAAAAAGTCGCTGTCGATGCTAAAAATTTAGGCAACGAGTTAGACAAAACCGGGGATAACTCAAAGAAAGCAGCAAAAGGGCTTGAGAAAACAGAAAAAACCTCAAAAAAAACCCGTAAAGCCATAAGAGGGGTTGCCCAAACTGCTAGTGCGGGCAGCAAAAATTTTGCAAACATGGCTTCCGGAATAAATGGCGGCCTTGTTCCTGCTTACGCTGTTCTTGCAGCTCAAATCTTTGCAGTTACTGCTGCTTTCAATTTTTTAAAGAGTGCAGGAACACTTGTTCAGTTACAAGCAGGGCAAGCCGCTTACGCTGCTGCGACTGGTACAAATTTTAAACGACTTGCTAAAGATATTCAAGCAGCGACAGATTCTCAAATATCTTTTAGAGACGCAGCTCAAGCGGGGGCTATAGGTACGGCTGCAGGTCTATCAACATCTCAGCTAACTGAGCTTGGCTCAGCCGCAAAAGATGTAAGTGCGGTATTAGGAAGAGATGTAACAGACTCTTTTAATCGATTGGTTAGAGGTGTTACAAAAGCAGAGCCAGAACTATTAGATGAACTTGGCATTATTCTTAGACTAAAAACAGCCACCGAAGATTACAAGCAGGCTTTAAATATTACAGGAGAGTTGACGGCTTTTCAGAAAACTCAGGCAGTTACAGCGGATGCTCTAGGCCAAGTAGAAGAAAAATACTCAAGACTTTTAGAGGCCACTGGAACTACTAGCAATGAATTTGCAAAGTTAGCTGTATCCTTTGAAACAATAGTTGAGAAGGCCCAAGTATTCTTAGCAAAAGGTCTAGCACCTCTTGCATCTTTTTTAGCAGAATTTCCTGCATTAATTATAGCAGCTTTTTTACCGTTTGCAGGCAGGGTTCTTTCTACTGCTATTCCTGGAGTAAAAAAGTTTGGGGACGCTTTAAATGACACGTCCGAAAAGTATAAAGGAGTAGCAGACGAAGCTAAAAAAGCTTCAAAGCGGGCGGAGACTGCATTAAAAAAACAAACAGTAACAACTAAAAAAGAAGTAAGAGCACAAGCTCAAGCTCTTCAACAGTACTATAAAGGAAATGATAAGCTTTTATTAACCAGAGCCGCAAAAGGAGAGCAGCTAGATAAAAAAAAGATTGATAGCTTAAAAAGACGCCTAAAAAAAGAAGGTACTCTTTATAAAATCTCTAATAAACAAGCAATTGCAGAGTTAAAACTTACCTTAGCTAACATGGAAAAACTGAATCAGCAAACTGTAACTCGTATGGGCATAATTTGGGCAAGACTTCCTGCAACTGTAGCGGCAACAGGCGCGGGAATGGTTGCGGGGTTTGCTGGAGCAATGGCTACAATGTCTGCAATAGCGGCAAAAACAAGTGCGCTTCTTTTGACATTATTTAGTTGGGCGGGCTGGGTAGTTTTAATAGGGGCTATAATCGGGGTAGTTTATGCGTTTTTAAGAACAGAAAAACAGCTTACAAAAGCAGAGAAAGCTTTTCAAGCCTTTCAGAATAAAGTTAATGATGCCAGAGAATCTTCTGACGAGTTCATTACAACTCAAAATATTATGAATGATAGCTTAGAAAGAGGGAATAGCGCTTTAGCCGCTTTCGGAAATAGACTATCTAACATAGGTACAAAAGAGTTAAGTGAGCAATTAAATAAAATTATAGACCCTGAATCAATTGATAAAAGAATAGAACAAGCCCTAGCAGCGATAGATAAATATAGAAAAGGCCTGGACGACAGTGCGAAAGATCTACAAAACGCTATAGATGACCCTACTGCTGGCGCCGGCTATAACTTCTCCTCCCTCTTCGTCAGCAACGATAAATATAGAAAAGGTCTAAAAGAAGAATTATCTGAGTTACAGGAAGAAATAGAGTCCTCGGGACTATTTAAATTAGCGGAAGACAAAAGCTTAAGCGCTGGTGATTTTTTTACTACAGAAATGGAAGAAACCCTAAGTTATTTAGGGCTTGTAAAAAAGGATGTCGAAGGAATAAACAATGAGAGATTTAAAGAAAATAAAGTAGTAAAAGAGTTATTAAAATCGCTGGAGAGTATAAACGATGGTAACCTAAAAGATATAGAAGGAATACAGCAAAAAATTGAACTTACAAAGGAGCTAGGGCGCGATATAACTCAGCAAGCTGCTCTTCAAAAAGATAATACAAAACAAGCAGATTCTATGCTTAAATCTTTAGTAAAAATGGGGGAGGAAGACACCCTTATACAAAATCTATACGCAGAGCTTTCTGCAACTGCAAAAATACAAGAGACAAATGCAGATATATTAAAAATAGAGAAAGCTCGTGCAAAGGAAATTGAATTTCAATTAAATCTTTTTAAGTCTATTGCAGACACGCAGCACAATATTGAAATGGCTTCAAAAAGGCTGAGCATATTCGAGGAAAAAGCTCTTAGAGGAAAAACCTCTCTTATCAAAAAAGAAATAAAGCTACGGGTAAACTTAGCAAGAAATGCTTTAGCTATAGTAGATGCCGAGCAAAAAATTGCACAGGCTCAAGAAGCAGGTAGAGAGAGTAGGCAAGAGTTTCTAAAGGCTCAAACAAAGATGCGCGAAGGTTCTTCCACAGACGAAGAAAAAAGTAACTTCGGTAAGCTACAGCGAGCAAACTTAGCTAGAGATAGAGGTTTAGAACAAGCACGGGAAGACCTTTCTTTAGCACAAGAAAAAGAAAAAAGCTTGCAGAGGCAGTTAGACTATACAAGCCAAATTATAGACACAGCATCTCAAGCATTTGAGTCTAACTTAAGAGGCGCAATTAATGCGCTTATAACAAATCAAGAAAGCAGCTTAAAAGACTCTCTTTTAAACATAGCCAAGGGGGTAATGACTAGTGTTGCAGGAACTGTTTCTGACCAGTTAACAAAGTCTGCGTTAGACTTTTTAAAGATAGGCGGAAAGATGACCCCCGAAGAAAAAATTGTAGAGGCACTTGACAATACAGGGTCAAAAGTTCAGATAGCCTTAGAAAGTGGTGGGGACTATATAGCACGTAAAATACGGGAAGCTTTAGGAACAGCCGATATACCAATTATTGACAAATCAACTCAAGCAAACGTGCCGGAGGTACGAAAAGTACCTTCTATTGAGGACAAACCAACTCAAGAAAAAGTGCCCTCTGTTGGAGACTCTAGGCAGAATTTCTTTGTAGCTCCCAAAAATATGCCGACACGAGACATAGCCGGCTCACAGTTTAAGGGGGTGAAGACAGAACCGAGTATATTTCAACCGCTTAAAGATTTATTCTCAAAAGATGCACCTTTTTTACAGAAAATTGGTGATATTTTTAGTAGTTTTAAAGATGGTTTTGCCTCTATTTTTAAAGGGCTATTTAGCGGAGAAGGAGGAATTGGCTCTCTTTTAGGCTCTCTTGGAAGCGGTATAAGGGGTATTTTACCTTTCGCAAGCGGAGGAATTATTCAAGGAGGTATGAAAGCTTATTCTTCCGGAGGAGTTGTAAGCAAGCCTACTCTAGGGCTTATTGGAGAGGGTAGACATAACGAAGCCGTGGTGCCTTTACCAAATGGAAAAGAAATTCCTGTAAATCTAGGTTCTACGGGTGGTGCGGGTACAAATAATGTAGCTGTAAATATAAGTATGGAAGGGGGCCAAGCAACTACGGAAGGTGGTTCGCAAAATATCTCAGAATTTGGAAATGTTATTGCAAGCCTCGTTCAAAGAGAGCTAGCGGACCAAACAAGACCCGGAGGTTTATTAGCAAAATGACAAATATAGTAGACGATTCAGGAAGTGCTTATACTGTCGATAGAAGTGCATCAGAGAGTTCAAAACCGCGTATTCGAAGTTTTTCTTTTGGAGACGGATACGAGCAACGCATAGCCGATGGTATAAATACTCTAGGGCAAACTTTTTCTATATCTTTTAAAAATAGAAGCCTAACAGAGGCAAATGCTATAGTAGACTTTTTCGAAAGTAAAAATGCAGTTACGCCTTTTGCTTATTCGCCACCTGGGTTTGCCTCAGCAACTACGGGCACTCAATTTACAGCAAATAATACTATTACAGGAACCGGACTCTCGGGTTTAGGAGATGATGGCTGGATTTTGGTAGTAGGAAGCACCTCTAATGATAAAGGGTACTCTATAGATAGCACCGGAACTAATACTGCAACAGCATTAACTACCTACGACCCTCAAGTAACTTCCGCAACTGAAAGTTTTACGGTATTAAAAGCATTGGGGGTAATATGTGAACAGTGGAGTATTTCTCACCCCCAACCCAATATAGCAACTGTTACAGCAAAACTAAAAAGAGTATATGAGCCATGAGCATAGGAGCAGATCTACAGACCTTAAACTCGGGGAACTCCCCTTATGTAGAGCTATTTGAAATTCAAGTAGCAGAGTCAACTTACATTTACATAACTAACTACTTAGAAGATATCGGACCTTTTACAGATACTTCTACTAATTTAATTCAGTTTAGGGATTATGATAATCCCAGCGTAATAAGAACATACTATCCAGTGCCTAGTTCTTTGGAGGGTATAGAGCACAAATCAGAGGGTCAATTTCCCCAACCAACCCTTACGATAGCAAATATTTTAAGAAGCTCGGGCAACGATAGTTTTTCCGGATTACTAGGAAGTTTGTCTTATGAAGATATTTTAGGGTTTAAAGTAATACGTAGAAGAACTTTAAAAAAGTATTTACATGGCGAAAGCGGAGATGCAAATCCCCCAGTAGAATTGCCCAGAGATGTTTTTTACTTAGATAGAATAGAGGACGAAACCCCAGACAGGGTAGTGTTTACTACAGTCCTTCCTATAGATTTTACAGGAGTAAC